GAAGTTTTTTTATTATATTACTATCCACCTGTTTTTTAGTTTATTTTTGTTACGAAGGGCTATTGCTGTTACCAATAGCCCTTTTTTATATCCTCATAGTCGCAATTATGCGACACTTCACAAATAAATCAAAATAATTTCATAAATCAATATTGCAATTATGCGACATAATAAGTTGTTGATTTTATATTAAGTTACGTAAAAAACATAATAAGAATTAATTGTATAGTCGCATTCCTGCGACAAATAAAGTCGCAATTTTGCAACAAATACTTGCGAATTACGATACACAAGCGTATATTAATCTAAAATGAGTTTCGATACACTTTTTTTGGATTGTGTACATGAGTGAGCGACAGAGGATAGTAAAATCAGTTTTTGATGATGTACGCAAGGGATATGAGATCCCGGCTGACGCTACTATCGAAAGACATGAGTATGCCGATCTGACACCGGAGCTATGGCAGATAATCCTGGATCAAATAGCAACTACTGAGCAATCGCTCCATACTCTCTGCAAAATACACAATGTAAATATCAGATCGATACATACAAAAAAGAAAAAAGATCCTGAGATGTTAAGAGATTATCTTGACGCTAAGGAAATTCAAGCTGATTTAATGGCAAATAATATTATCGCTATCGCAGACGATAGTAGCCAGGATTTACTTGGATATGATAAAAATGAAAATCCAATCGAAAACAAAGAGTTTACAAAACGAAGCCAGATAAGAGTCGAAACTCGTCAATGGCTGATGGAGCGAACAGCGCCAAAATATAACGCACGTAATGCACCTGTAACAGCCCCTGACGATGAACAGCAGGTTGAATATGACGTAGTGAGCCGCTTGTATGATAACCCGGTACAGGTGGCTACAAATGGCAATTAACGTGATCAAAAAGAAAATATATCAGCCGTCTCCAAAGGCGCTTAAGATCTGGCACGAACGCAAAGCAGGGAAACACCGTCTGCTTTCGGGCGCTGTCAGATCGTCAAAAAGTTACTTGGCAAATGATATTGCTATTGAAGAGATTTCGCAATTGCCGCCATGCAACGTTTTAATATCAGGGTACTCAATAACATCAGTGGCAAGAAATGTAATTGCCGAATGGAAAACAAAGTTAATATCTCCGAATAGTAAAGTTGATAACATCTTTCAAAATGTGAGAGATGATAAAGACGATTACCTTTTAATCAACTGGCGCGGTTTGCGCGGTAAGAAGTTTTATGTTCGCGGCGGGGGAAAAGAGAACGATTATAAACAGATTCAGGGTGCAACTTTTGGCTACTGGCTGGCAGACGAACTAACACGGCATCAGCGTAGTTTTTTCGATATGTCGCAGTCCAGGTTATCACTTGATTACAGCAGGTCAATTGCTACAACAAACCCTGACAGCCCATTGCATTTTGTAAAAACTGATATTATTGACAAACCTGAATTACGTGAAAATAATCAATGGCAAATTTGGGATGATTTTTATTTAACTGACAATCCAAGTTTGACAGAAGATTATATCAATAACCTGCAAAATATCTTTTCGGGCGTATTTTACAAGCGTAATGTTTTAGGCATGTGGGTACTCGCTGAAGGATCTGTTTACGATTTTTGGGATGACAATGTTTACACTTGCGATACATCAAAATTAAGCCCATCATATTATGTTGTCGGATGCGATTATGGTACAGCCGATCCACTTGTTTATGGACTATTTGGTGTTAATGTTGCAGGAGTAAGGCCTCGCATTTGGCTTGCCGATGAATGGTATTATGACGGACGGGAATCACAGAGAACTAAAAGTGATGCAGAATATAGCGCTTGCCTTAAAAATTGGCTTGCTGAAAAGGGAATATGGCCACAAAAGATTTTTATCCCGTCTGATGCATTATCGTTTAAAACTGAATTGAGAAACAGCGGTTTTTACAATGTTGCTGACGTTGATATGTCACCCGGATCAGTAATTAACGGAATCAGAACTCAGGCAACAATGCTAAAAACTGGACAATACGTAATTGACAAAAGATGTAAGTATGTGATTAAAGATTATTCTGCTTATTCTTGGGATGACAAAGCTCGTATCAATACCGGAGTAGAAAAACCATTGCATACAAAGAGCCACACAAAAGATATGGAACGAACTTTACTCTATACAATTTTTGGAGAGGAAGGAATTGATTATGACAAGTTCTGCCGTCTCTAAAAGAAACAAAAGTAAAGCCACTGTTGAACAAAAGGTTGACAATACAGCACAAGTGCGAAATGATGGATGGATGAACATCTATTCCGGATCTGGTATACAGGGTTATGATTCACGGCTTGGAAGTAGTTTCCGGGGATCTGGCAAGTTGACCGAAGGAGATTTGAATCAGATTTATTGTGGTAATGGCTTTGGGCGTAGAATAATTGATATTTTTGTTGAGGATATTACGCGTAAATGGTGGGCAGTAGACGGGGACGTTGAAAATCAGACGTTAAAATATCTCAAGAAAATTAAGGGTGGATTTAACGCGCTCACGGATGCAATACGCTGGGGTTTTTTGCATGGTGGAAGTATTGCGGTTCTTGGTATAAAAGATGGCGGTGATTACATCGAGCCAGTAAACGAAAATAACATTGAGTCAATTGACTATATACATGTTTATGACCGCTGGCGTTGCATGTGGACAAGCGCAGACCTGTATAGCGACTACGAACATCCTGACTTTGGAGAGCCTGAATTTTATACGGTTTATCCAACAAGGTCGGTATTACCGACAAAAGGCAATCGCATTGCGGGTGGTGATGTTTTGAGCGGATTTAAAGTCCATGCAAGCCGGGTATTGCGGTTTGACGGACAACCGACACCTTTACTTGAGAAAATAAGAAATTACTGGTGGAACGATTCGTTTTTACAGGCTGGATATGAGCGATTAATGGGATTAGGTCAAGCGCTTGAATCAACAGAATCAATACTAAAAGAGTTTATTATCGGTGTTATGGCGATGAAAGAACTTGACAATAAGTTTATGTCAGGGAAAGAATCTTCTATAATGTCAAGATTGCGAATTATTGATCTTGCAAAAGCGACAAATAAAACCGTGTTGATTGATGCAGACAAAGAAAGTTTTACCCGTGTTACAAGTACGGTTACAGGGCTTGATGCTTTACTTGACAAAGAAATAGAAGCTCTTTGCGGCGGTTGTTATGGTGTTCCGGTTTCTCGTTTTATGGGTAGAAGTCCTGCCGGGTTGAATAGTACTGGTGACGGTGACGAAGGAGTCTATTACGATAAAATAGAGTCAATGCGAACTTATTATACTTATGTTCAGTTTGTAAAATTGACAAGATATATTATGCTTTGTAAAAAAGGGCCATTTAAAGGTTCTGAAATTCCTGACTGGGACATATCATATCCGCCATTGAAAACAATGGACCCGAAACAGGAAGCTGAAATAAAGCGTTTACAGAGTGATGTTGATAATAGCTACATTGATAGAGATGTTTTAACAGCTGGCGAAGTTGCTATGTCAAGGTTTGGTGGAAATACATACAGTACTGAGACTAAACTATCTGAAGGACGCGACAATTGCGGGAACTTAAAAGATCGTAATCTTGACGGTTTAGAAGATGATGATGAAGACGATACGACAAATGATAAAAAGAAATCTCCTGCGGTAGGCAATAGCCGTGTAGCAAAAGAGAATGAACGGCATACTCGAACTGCAACAAAAACGCGTGGTGGAGATCCGAAACTTAACGCTGAAATAGATAGGGATCTTGAAAAATGAGAAGTTACAGAATGAAGCATCCAGACAAGATAATAAGGGCTTATCATAATGCTCTTGTCGTGATCGTTTATTCTGTAATTCGTAAAGAGATTAAAGAAAATGTGATTAATCAAATTGACAGATTAATTGCTCAGTTTAAATTTGACGAAGATAAAAACGACGGGTTTCTTGATTTTTTAGGAAATACGTTTAAAAAGATAAAAGAAAAGCTGCAATACAAAGTACCAGTCTTAGCAGAGCGATACGCAAGAGATGTGTCGGCGTTTAATAAAGGTGAGGTTGCTAAAACGGTAAGTAAAAGTTTTGTTGATTATATGATACCAAATTTTGAAGAGGCTGTAAATGGATTTATTAATAGCAATACAGCGCTAATTACCGGGCTGATAGATGATACTCAGAAAGCAATTGCAACAAAAATTGCAAATGGCGTTCGTAATGGAGCTACTGCCGGACAAATAGCCAGATAAGGGCGTATTTAGCACGGTAAATACAAGGCTGGCTCTTATAGCGCAGGATCAGATAAACAAGCTTAACGGGCAGCTGACAAGGTTAAGACAGAAAAGTTTGGGCATAAACAGATATACTTGGCGGACACGGCTTGATATGCGTGTCCGCGATGCCCACAAAGACCGTGAAGGCGTAGTTTACAGCTGGGACAAAGAGCCTGATGGTGGACACCCTGGAATGGCTATTAATTGCCGTTGCTGGGGAGAGCCTCTTTTAAGTAAAAAGCTATCAATATTTTTAAACTCAAGGGAGAAATATGAAATCAGTTAAGTTTACATTTTGCGTATTGTTTGCAGTACTATTATGTTTTGCCGGGAAAACTCAGAACAGTGGTGAGGTAAACGGGTACCAGTCTTCTGACGATGCAATCCGGATGCAAACCGGATGGTATGATGCACGTTCGATTGTAACAGCTGCCGGACACGATACGATCAGGGTTGACAGCATTGCAGACACTTGTTACTTTTCGCGAGCGATACAGAATACAACTGCTGAGGATGGCGTTATTTATGTGTTGCCTATAAACAGCACTGCTTATATAAAGGTTCCGGTAGGGGCAGGTGAAGCGTCTGTTTTACTTCCGGAATTCGTTCGTATTTTAAAGGCAAGTACAACTATTGACACGTTTACAGTATTTATTCAGAAACGTAACAAAAGGAATTAACAAAATGGCATACCGTACCGATTATGAAAAAATAGGTAGTGTCAGGCGTGATTCTGACGGATATTTGCGCGGTGATGCTGTTGTAACACGTGCCGGAGTATTTCGGTATTTTAACGCGGACGGAAGTCCACGTTATGAACTAAG